CTCCGGCATATGAACAAGATTTATTCTCATTTTACCATATCCAATTACTAATCTTTCAATAATAGTTTTCATTGAATTATTTCTATCATGATTACCTTTAATAAAAATAATCTTTCCATTAAGTTGTGCTGCATAATCAGATGCCTTAAAATTTGCCCCTTCTCCCACTTTCCCACCAGGAGAATTCCTAAAACAAAAATCTCCTACATGAAATACAATATCCTCTTCTTTAACCCTCTCATTCCAATTTCGTATTAAAGTTTTATTCATCTGTTCCAAAGTTTTAAATGGTCGGTTACAATAGCGGATTATATTAAAATGGCCTAGTTAAAGATGCAGATCAGAAGTAAAGTAATATTTCATACTTTCCCCCCAAACTGCATCTGGCCAACCTCCTCAAGTAGCCTATGATTCATTTTATACTCTCCATTTTTAAATATAATAATTTTTGCTTTTAAAAGTTCATTAACAAACCCAAAAATATGTTTTGTTACTCGACCGTGTTCTCCACGATCTTTATACAACCATAAATTACTCTTTCTATTATCATCCCTAATAAAATTAATATGATGTACAACTTCTCCCTTTTTAAGAGGTCTACCAATAATATCAGACATAACTTTAATATGTTCCAATACATCATTATGACTATTACGATTTGGATGTGTATAATCTTTAATAAGTATATATCCATTTATATCGCTATGACCTTTCCCACGCCTACGAGATCGATACACTCGTTCTATAAACTCTGGAGTAAACTTACTTTTTGATTTTTCACCAATAATTTTCTTTGCCTGTTTTGTATGTTTTTTTCCTTTAAATGGATTAGAAACTTTCATTCTACAATTAACACATCTTTTTGATCTTCCATCAATCTTTACACCACAATCTTTACAATAATTACCAAATGCATACTTCCCGTGTCTAAAATTTGGATTTTTTCTTCCTTTACCACTCATATTATCCTCCTTAAATATAGATTAACATTTGAAACATAATCTATACTAACACAAGATACTGAATATACCAAATGAAAATCTAACATTTTATTTAAACTCCACTGCAAATTTCTCTTCTTTATAGATCTTATATCTCTGTTTAGAATGCTTCTCTAAATACTTTGATCCATAATCCATAAAATCATATATACAAACTACATTCTCACCTTTCTTTCTCCTCAAACTTCTACCCACTCTCTGGAGTACTTGCCGCCTAGATTTCTTCCCGGCCAACATAATCAATACTTCTATACGATTAATATCAATTCCTTCATCTATTATATTAGTAGATATAAGAATTTTAAGATTTCCTTCCTTAAAATTATCCAAAGCACTCTTCCTAATTTCTGAAGTTCCTGATATAAATTCCCCACTAATCTTATAAGATTCTAATAGTGCTTTAATCTCTCCCCCATGTGCAAGCATATCAACAACAATCAATACTGATTTACCTGGGTTCTCTTGTATAATATCCACTACTTTGGTATTTCTCTCAATATTATGAACGATACCTTTCTGAATTGATAGATCATAAACCTTTCTCATCAATTGTTTTCCATCATACTCCCCTAACTTTTCGGTAAGGATCTCTTTGGCCTCATCAAAAACTCCGAAGAGAAGTGGTCCAATATCCATTTCATACATAGTTACATGAGGTTTAGCAGATACCCCCAGAGTTATCAACTCATCATTAGTAATCTCAAATGCCACACTACCTAAATAAGATCTAATAAGCATACCTTTATGTGTACCCTCTTCTGCTATTGTTCCAGAAAATCCAAATCTATATACTGCCTTTATAGCAGATAACAAACTTTGAAGTGATTTAGAAACAGCATGGTGTGCCTCATCAACAATCACACACTGAACTGATTCAAAAAAATCTGTAATCTCTTGATCTGCACCCAACCTATTTAATAGAGTGGGTACCATTGCCACAGTTACTGGTTTAATTAAATGCCCCTTTGTAGAAGTAATTACCCCCACTTCTAACCCAGTTAAACCCTCAACCATTTCTTTAATCTGCCACAGAATCTCTTCTCTATGAATTAGAATTAATGTAGGTATAGGATTCATTTTTTTAATTATCCCAGAAAAAATTATAGTCTTACCGGCATTAGTTGCGGCCTGTACAATACAATTCTTATGTTTAAAACAATTAAGTATAGCAGTTTTCTGATAATCCCTAAGTTCTATTCCTTTCAACGTTGGTACAGTTTGATCAAACTTAGGGAACTTTCTATGATCAACTACATTAATCTTTTGATCTTCTCCATTTTTAATAACATAATCCAGTAATCCAACCGGGAATACTTTGGTTATTATGTTAAACATTTTCTTCTTACCATCCCACTGCTTTCTTCTATACAGAAGAGTATATTCTGCACCGGGAACTTTAAATGCCAGAATATCCCTCAACCACCTAAGTTCAGGTCTTTGTCCATCTACTTTACATATGCCTGGATATATATCTATATTCATCTCTTACCCATCTTTATTTTAATTCTATCCTTTAAAGTAATTTCGGCTGCACTCTTCAATATATTCTTTAACTCTGCCGGATCTCTAACAAACACAGCATTTGGATCATCTTTCTGATTAAACATAACTATATTACTTTCAAACCCCTGTTTAACAATCTTATCATAAATATTAACTGCTTTCTTTGTGGCGTCACCATCAAGGCATACAACAAGTTTACTAAATCCTATTTCACCCATCTTTCTAATTTGTGCATCACTTAATACTGTTCCTAACAATACTATTGAAGTATACCCTAACTTATTAACTGAAATAGCATCCATAACTCCCTCGCATATATAGGCCACAGTTGTATGCACTTTACCTATGTAATAAGGAAGTATATTAGATTTATTTATATTCATATTATAATACTTACTTTTAGGTGTAATATCTCTTCCTACAATATAAACCAACTTGTTACCCTCATATAAAGGAAATATAATCTTATCTTTAAATTTACCTTTATCAGTAGTCATAATATTATACTTTACAATATCATGTTCTTCCAACCCCCTAGATTTAAAAAACTTACTATACCTCTTCCAAGACACTTTATAGAACGATTCTAATGATAACACATCAGTTTTGACTTCTTGTGGAACTACAGATACTTGCAGGCCGTCATCTTCAAATGGTAACTCTAGTTTACGAAATAATCTTTGGATCATACCAGCTGCATCACAGATCCAACAATGAAAAACCTTTTTCTCAATAGATACTTCCATATTGTAATTAGAATCCTCACAGAAAGGACACACCTTTAATACGATCTGCCCTTTCGTAAGTTTATGCTTACACCGCTTTGTTAAAGTATTATCCCACATATTAACCAGTTTTAATCTCTATACTTTCCCTCTCTGCCTCATGTACAGTTGTTACTCCAACAACCTTATCACCCGCATTTAACATAATACCCCTAACCCCCTTGCCACTTCTGTGAGAAGTTCTCACATTTTTACTCGGGAACTTTATAATCACACCTTGTTCTGTTACAATTACTATACAATCCACTTCCTACCTCCTTTTTAAATTATTTACACCTAATTCCACCGATAAAAACTTCTCCCCATCTTGTCTGGATTTTCTATAAATTTAGGTTCTTCACCAGTTAACACACACCTTACTGTTTCAACTCCATTATAAACTCCTGCCATATAACCAGAATCAATCTTAATTTTTTTAATCTTTAACAACAAATCAAGTGCCTCAATCAACTCTTTCTCATCTATCATCTCTCCCCCTACCTCCCTATGTTTTAATTTCTACTGTAGGTTCTTCTAACATACCCATTTTTCCGGCAAGATTAATATCCATAAATATCATCTTTTCAAAATCCAGATAACACTCAATACAAGTACCAGAAATATAATCCCTATTCTTAAGTGTAACCAATCTTGCCCTCTTCTGAGTTTTCTCATCATCTGTTTGATTTAATGCCAGAACAATATCAGCAACTTCAACCTTACCATACGATTCAGCTATATCTGCCTCTGTCATTTTAACTTTAGATAAAGCCTTCTTATTTGCTTGAGTTGCAGTAAGTACAGCCATATTCCTACGAAGTGCTATAGAACGAAGATCATCAGTAATATTTCTCAACTTATGCCTATACTCCATCTTATAATCTGCCTTACTTGGTCCCACTAAATCCAAATAATCTACAATTAACATATCTGGTGTAAAATCAAAATAAAACTTATACTGTTCTAATAAATTCTCTATTCCCTCTACTGTTATCGATTTAGAAGGGTAATAAATAATCCTACCTTTTGCCCTTGCCAAAGTAAAAAACTTATTGGCAGATTTACTAAGTACTTCTTCATCAAGCATTTCTTTCCTTGAAGCATATCCAATCCTACTGTATAACCTTTTAGCAACTGATTTTTCAGATAACTCCAAAGTTATATAAAGAACATTCTTCTGGCCGAGCATTGCGTTATACATCATATTAAGTAAAAAGAAACTCTTACCTTTTCCTGATGGTGCCATTACTATTGATATTTCATTAGTTCCAAATCCACCATATATCAATTTATCCAATGAATCCATACCACTTGAAATCTTTTCTGTAACATCGTGCCGGATTAGATTAACTACCTTAGAAACCTCAGTAACATCCACCCCAAGATTCTTAGGCACATTTTTACCCATTATTGTTCTCAACTCTTCCATCACATCCTCAAAACCGATATCCCCAACTCTATCGGCAGCCTTAAGAATAAACTTTACCATCTCAAAGTTTGTTAACTCCTTTTGAAGCTGATCTTTAAATACTTCCAGATCCACTTCCCCACTAATTTCTGAAATGTCTTTAAGTGCATCTTTATACTTCTGTAAATTATTCTCCTTCTCCTTCTCTGGCAACCTATCCAATAATAATTGAAGGCTATCAATATCAGGTATTTTTTTATACTTGGCCACAAATTTCTTTAAAATAATAAAAATATTTGAAAGAACCACATCCTTAAATATATCCCCATCAATCTGTTCCTCAAATTCAAAAAAGATCTCTTTGTTAGTTAACAACACCGAAAAAAAGAGTTTCCAATCCATTATCTCACCTTCCTTAAATCCACACTCGGAAATTGAATGATCTTACTTGCATGGAGACGAGATACAATATAATCTCCGAACATACGATCCATCTCGGCCAACAACTCCACAGATGTAAAATTAGATGTTGTAATCAAAAATTTACCACTATCATACCGATCAAGAAAAAGATCCCTAA